TATACGAATACCTACACCTTTGCCACGTTTGACTAGGTGAGATTTGATTTTGTCTTTTGCTATTTGTGTAACGTCCATACTTGTATTTAATGCCTCGATAAGTTATTATAAAGTATTTGTTATTGAAATGCTAGAGAATTGGGTTTATATTTTGAATGCGCCGCGATCTTTTTTCATAGCAGAATTAGCCATGTTAGCGACAGTATCGTCCACTGAGTCTTCTTCGTCTGGATTAATAGTGACAGGTTCGTGTCCTTTAAAGATTATACTATCACCTTGTATGTTTGAGATAACACTTTTGAGAAGAGGCTTCTCCATCATTGAGTACAAGTCTTGTACGTCAAGTATAATGTCATTTTCTTGGAATAAGTCGAGTAATTCGTCAACTGTATAGTTGTCAGGATCAATGGAACCATCTTCTACATGTTGCTGTAATTGATTGGAGACGGCAACAATACTGGCTGCCATTGCATTACCGTCTTGAGGATCAACAAACTCGTAAAGCCTCATGTGCTTTACCTTCTTGCTCTACCGACTGGTCCTGTTGATACGTCTACGTTAACATCATCGATGTCGCCAACAACTTCATCCGGGGCACCAAGATCAATATCAGTACTTCCCATGTCACCTTCGATATCAACTGCAGGATCTGAAACGTCCATGCCGTCTACTGCAACTTCGCCGTCACCCATGCCCATATCTACATCACCATCAAATGCATCTACAACGTCTCCGCCTGTGACACCAGCTAATGCTTGGTCAAGTTGTCCTTTGACTGATACTAAACACTGATTCAATTCTGCAAGTGCTTGTCCTGCTGTTTGATCGAATGCTTGTGCTTCGTTAACACCGATTTCACTTTGTACACTATCTACTAATGCTGGCATCTCTTTGACCATCATGTCAGAGATTTCTTCTAACATTTTTTGTACTGAGTCTACCATGTCCTGAGCGGCTAGAATAACTTGTGAACGATTAACTTCTTCGTTCTCAGTAATCACTCTAGTTCTTGGTGCAGACTTAGCAACTTTATAATGCTCTTTAAGTGCTTGTTCCATGAATACTAATTTCATGTATGATGGATACTCTGCTCCAAAGTTTTTAGATGCTTTTGCTTCAGAAATTAAATTCCTTACTTTATTGTGCATGGTTTGAGTTTGGTTTTTGTTCAAGCCTTTGATGTTCAAGTCAACTTCAAAGTTTTCTTTTAAAGCCTTGACTGCAACTTCTTGCTTGTTTAAATCATTAAGTTTCATATTAAGTTCCTAGTAATCTGTCGTAGATATAATGTATTTATCGTTGTCCGCTGAATTTCTGGAAGTTTTGTAGCGGTTCTTCTTATGTTCTGCAAAAATTCTACGTTGTTGTTCTTTAGATGTATTTATGAGTCCTTCTAACCTTATTACAATTTGTTTTTTCTTTTCTAAATCATGTTGTAGTTTAGTCAATTGTATGAGTCTCAAGTCTAAATCGTTTGTTTTTGTTTTGTATCCGCGAGTATGAACAGCAATATCTAAATTAATAGAACCTAGTTGTCCGTCTAACTTATACACTTTAAATGCATTCTCACTTTGTTTGTTATGTTGAAACACACAAAATGCCATAGCATTTCTTGCAGTGAGAAATTCAGGTGAACTCTCCCAATGAGATTCAGCAACAGTAAACAATCCAGTATTCTTTTGATTGCGTATTTTAAACTTGCCAAATGCTTTAATACCATTGTTATCATTACTGATATAAAGATGTTGTAATTCTTTAATCATCTCGGCTTTAAACATCTGTTTAATTTTATCTCTAGCATCATTCACATTTGTCTTCTTTCTCATACATTCTCCATAAAGTATATATTATTTAACTCAGGTGTAGTGTCTAAAAAACTAGGCAAGTCTACACTTTCTGTTCCGCATGTTAACATAGGTATCTCATGGCAATCTTTTGTAAGAAAACCTAACGAATCTATGCTGTCATTAAATACCGAATTGTTTTGTACTTTAAAATCAAACTTCCAATAATAGATATTTTGTTTTTCCATTAAAAAACCGAATGGGTTGTTTCCTGTATTGTCTTCTACTCTATGTGGATAATGTAATATTTCTGGATTAGCACGTAAACTAACACATTGTAATATAGTGTCAAAATTTGCTTGTGAATTTCTTTGAACTATCCATAACTTATGATTGTCTCCAACAGGCTTCGATCTGTTGAGAACATTAGTCTGAGTAATATCAAATAATGTGTAACAAGTTATAGTTTTCATATTACTATTTAGTAGCCAAAAAAAAGCCTCTAATAAAAGAGGCTATTAATTTAATGTGTTATTTAGGTAACTTACCGTATGGGTTTTTGTACTTTAAGTACTTAGGTGTATCTTTAGCACTTCTTACTGTCCAGTAAAAAACTATAAAGTTTAATCCTGGTACTATGAAGCCTAACTGCCACCAACCACTGTGACCTCTGTCATGTAGTCTTCTTGCTGTTAGTGATATACTTTGAACTAAAGTCGCAAATAAAAATAACATTACTAACACTCCACTGTCGTTGTTTCCACTAAATGGTTCTAACATACTAAAGAATGTAAGTCCTATTACATAATAGTCTACTGCCATAAGTAGACCTGCTACTATACAGGCGTATAGTGTAAAATACCAGAACTCTGGTCTGTTACTTCTGCCGTCAAAATCTGTTGCTCTTGTGACCAACACCGTTTTCATTGTATCAATAAAATGATTTATTATATTCAAGTTTTCTCCTTATATAAATGATTGAATTACATACATATTTAGTGACTTCAATTGCCAGCCAAAAAAAAGCAGACCGAAGTCTGCTTTTAATTATTAACTAAAACTTAGTTAGAGTTAAATGTAACGCCTGTAGCAGAAGTTGTAACTGCATAGTTCAGAGCACCTGCCGCTGATAAAGCCGCATCTAAGTCTCCACCGTTAGTAAAGTCCCATGCTTCTGTTGGGTACAATGCTAGGTTTAGCTTGTTAGCCGCCGCGCCGCCTGAAGAATCCATTTCATAAATCGCTATTGTTGATTTACCTTGAATTATCTGAATTGTTTTAAGTAAGTCAGCTCCAGGTAGAGCCGCTACCGCAGATCCTGTGAAAGTTACGATACCAAACTGAAGTTTAGGACCTTGTATATTAACTGCTTCGCCAGTTGTGTATGCATTTAATCCACCGTTAGTGTAAGATGATGCATCCATGTGAAAGACTGGTTTAAAGTCACCATTTGCTTTTGTAAATTGTGCCATTTTTCTATTCCTTTTGTTTTAGAAGTACACGTTCCATGCACTTCGTCTATTAAATTGAAACTCACACCCGTGAGATTCATACTAATATTTAGTCCTTTGTAAGAAAAATAAGGTAGTTGGTTAGCCTCGGGCGGCTAGATTTTGACGAGCAAAGCCCATTCTGTTAACAAATTTGAGTCCGTTAGCAACAAAACCTTCGTGTGTTTCAGTGCCATCATCTAAGAATCCTTTGACAGGACTAGACTTTGCGGCGTTATCAAGTTGCTCGACAACGTTTTGTTTAAGATTGTATAGAGCAATCCATATTTTAAATGCTCCTATGATGCCTTCTTTATGTGCTTCAAAATGCATCATAAGTTTGTTTCTCATTGAGTCAGTCATCTTTCTATGTGTGACAAATTCAATGAAGTCATTGTATAAATTTTGTAGATCACCTGACACAATCTTTTTATTAACAAAGACAGTAAACAACATATTGAATCCATTACGTGCTTGAGGTGCTGTTTGAAATAGTGCTTTAACTTTAGCACCGTTTTGATTAATTTCTGCTTCTGCTTTTTTCTTTAGATCACTATTGAGTTTTAAGTTAGGTGTAATAGGCATCTTACTAGGTACGATTGCAACTTCTGAATTTTGCTTTAATGTACCGATGCTTCCGTTAAGTGATTCTGCTTCATCAGTTGTCATTGCATTCGGTGGAATAAATTGATGTACTGCGATGGCAGCCTGTTTATCAGAAAGTAGATGGCCAATCTCACTCTTAGCATCAACTGTATATGTGATGCCACCAGGGTTTGCTTTAAATTTATATATGCCGTCATTTTCTACTAACGGCTCACTAAACAATAAGTCTCCCCAATAGAAGCCTGTTGCTCCTCTGTCTGATGCTTCAAGTCCAGGCCAGACTCTTGCGATAATACTATACAAGTCTCCCCTGTTTACTTGCCGACCATCATCATATGCTTTAAATTCTTCTGGTGAAAATACTTGTCTACCTGTACCATCTTTCTTATTAAACATATGCTTGTCCATAACAGAGAATCTGCCGTCTTTACCACGGCCGAAGATCAATGCAGGATAACCGTCCCATTTGATTGTAATGGTTCCGGGTTGTTTAATAGTATTTTCTATTTGTGTGATTGCTTGTCTGGCGCCTTGTTCATCACCTAGAAACACAAGGTCTTCTGGATGTTCTAAGTGTCCAGCACCTTCATTTAAATTAATTTTTTCTAGTTGTCGTAATGACTTAGCAATGACTTCTGAGAGGCTCACTGTTATCTCGTTTTCAATAGTGCGATTTTTTCTGCTCGTATTGCTGAATTAGTTTGAGACTCTGCTACGTTTGCTTTTGCTGGTGCTACTGGTGCTACCGGGACGCCTCTCTTGGCTTTTTGTTTTTTAATCAGTTGTTGAGTTAATGCTTTTTGTACTTGTGCCGGAGCCATTTGCTTACTCTGTACGTCTTGCCATTGTGCACCTTTCCATACATAGTTTCTATTGCCCATAGTATCTTGTGTGCCAACTGGAATTTTTATTTTCTTAG